TGGGGCTTTCTTTCGTTACTTTTCTTACGCCACTAACAAGAAACAGCACCGCTTTACCATGTGTACTCACAACCTTGTCCGTCTCGACAAAGTTGGCAATGCTATCACTCGCAGGAACCGGAAACACGTCCGATACCTTGAACGTCTCTCAAAGAAACGTCAGGAACGAGTTGGAAAAATAGTCAAAAAGGCACTGTACATGTTCGCCCCCGACATCGCTGAAGAAGTCATCAACGGTTACTACCGTAGTGATGGATCAGACGAAGCCGCAGAAGAGAATTTTCTTGAAACGGATCAGCCGTATCATGATGTTCCCCGCGACATACACTATCGCCGCGCACTCAAAGTAGTTCGCAGACTGTTCAAACCATCAAGAGTCCTTAAGCCAATCAGCTTTCCCGACCTTCGTTACTATCCTTGGACACTCCCCACCTCAGCAGAAGCACCTTATACAAACATGCCATCTTGGATCGAACACATCAAAGACAAGCAAAGACTCGGAGAAATCGACGACTCAAAAGTCTCATTTCACAATCTCTACAACGAGATCTTCCACATCAACAGAAAACACGTCCATCTCATCAAACGCAAGATGCGACCTTTCTACAGTAATGGAATGCCCGTCCCATATTATTGGTCCAGTCTACATACAAGAGCACACTTACGCAGAAAAGATCAGGAACCGAAGAACCGCGCCGTTTTTGGAGTCACCAAACTACTCCTAATGGTCGAAAACATGTTCATTTGGAACCTTCAAAAAGAATATCTTAACCGCAACGTCCACTCACCCATGCTCTGGGGTTATGAAACCATCAGAGGAGGTTGGTACAAACTAGTTCGCGATCTTAGCAAAGAAGGAGCCCACAACAGCTTCATCTCAGCCGATTGGTCCGAATTTGACGTCCGCGCTCTACACGAAGTCATCGACGACGTGCACGATATTTGGAGATCTTGGTTCGACTTTGACAATGGATATGAAGAAACAAACATCTATCCAAACACTCATGCCGACCCTGCACACTTCGAGAACCTCTGGGAATGGATGACATACTCTGTCAAACACACCCCCATTAAAGGTCAATCAGGTCAACTTTACGAATGGAGATTCAACGGAATTGCCTCAGGATATCAACAAACTCAACTCCTAGACAGCTTCGTCAACGCTATCATGCTACTCACTTGCCTTTCCGCTTGTGGTATCAATATTGACAGCCCTACTTTCAAACTCTTCGTTCAGGGAGACGACTCACTTGTCGCCTTCAATGAATTGGTCTTCCAATTCAACAAGTCCTTCCTCTCGAAACTTGAAGCCGAGGCCAAACTCCGATTCAACGCAAAACTCTCAGCAGAGAAAACTTCCGCTGGTGAGCATTTGAACGAAGTCGAAGTCCTTAGCTACAAAAACAAACACGGAGTAGCGTATCGAGATGAGAAATATCTTCTCGCTCAATTACTCTACCCAGAACGTCATCGCGACCTCGAGGCTACAGCTGCCGCTGCCCTTGGAATCGCAACCGCATCAATGGGATGTTCTCGCACACTATACAACGTCTGTAAGAATGTTCATTGGTTCATCGTCTCTCAACTAGGCAAGACTCCCACATTCAGAGGAGACTCCTGGCTCGAGAAAGTCGGATTTGAACCATCCGCGGATTTGACTGTGTTCCCCACCTTCGAACAGATCTACGCTCAAAACTACGATCTGAGAGAACGGTCCCCTTCCGAGAAGAACAACTTGTGGCCAACGACCCCAGTTGGTGTCACTGACGACACACCCAAAGGTTTCTTTTTCCTTAATCCTTAACGTTTTTCTTTATTTTACTTTGTACGTAACAACAGCCCGTCAGAACGGATTTATTTCTTTTTTTTCTTTATTT